CTGTTAATGCCTTTCAAGTCTGCCTTGTTGCTGACTACGACATAGTTTGATTTGTGCATTGGTGCAATCGTGTGCTTTACTTGTAGAGCTTGTTCTTCACCACATTGTGTACAAGTATCATAGCCGAGAGCTTCTCTCTCGTGCTGGTATCTCCTGCCACACTCGGTGCATTCTGGTCTACGTTTGCTCATTGTGTATCCTCCCCTTCGGTAAGTCTGGTGCTTTTTCGAGTTTTTTAATGTGTTCTAACAGTCTTTCGTTATCTATCACTAAACCCTCGTGATACATTTGGTGTTCAACACTATCAATATTTGCTCTCAACCATTTCTTTACTTCTTTTAGTACTTTTCTACTTTTCATCATCTGCCTCCATTATCTCATCTGCAAGGTCATCTATCGCTTGGTCTATCATGGGTACAACATCTTGTATCTTGTATTGTTCTAATAGATTACAGAAGTTATCTACCGAACCCTCGCATATGTCTGCGATTATCTCTTCTCTATTTGTTGTCATTTTTGCTGACATTATTGCCTCCATAGTTATTTAATGTTTTATCTGAAGCGTGCAAAAATACACGCACCATATTTGAAATGAAAAATTTACAGAGAAAATCCCTCACTTCTAATACCATTATATCATAACTTTACTAATTCCCAAGCTTCCAGTATCGTAGTATGAGATTGTAAATCGTGTAATTTCTACTAAAGTTGCCTACCCTGACCTGGAGATGCAAACAAGTAGGTCGTTAACCATTTGTTTTATTTGTTGTCTACTTTTAGGGTCTGATGGTAAAGTAGGTCACTTTTGTTGCCTACTTCCAGCGTCTGATGGTAAAGTAGGTCACTTTTGTTGTCTACTTCCAGCGTCTCACGGTAAAGTACGTAAAGTATTATCTAAGTATTTCTTAGGTGAGAGGTGTGTTGCTGTGGCGTAACTAAAGGTAAGTGTTTGATACTATTGGATTACTTACGGTGTTCCACTTAAATAGGGGTTGTAAGTTTACTAACAGAACGGAACAACGTAATGTAGACTATGGTAAGCTGTTGTTTTTACTAAAGTTAATATTATAAGATATACTATATTTATAGGTTTGTTCCAATGTTCCAATCGTTTTTATAACGGTCTGGTAAAGGCTCTTTGATTACATCGCAAAAACAAGACTCTTGAGGACTATCTTTCGGATTTCCATTGTATACCCTCGTAGAACATTGGAACATTGGAACAACATCACGTAAACCTTTGATTAACAAAANAAAATCNTGTTCCAACTAAGGTANACCTTTGGAACAAAAAATGGAACGTGTAAAATCACACGCATGACTNTCGTAACTGAGGGGTCTTTGTCGGGGCGACAACTGGTTTCAAAAATGGAACGTGTAAAATTACACGCATGGTATCGTTTACAGAAACGTATCCTCAACGTTTTGGGAAATCACTTTTCGAAATCGCTTTGACAAAGTCGGCACAGTAACTGGTTTCACTTTTTGTAAGCCAAAAAAAGGCAGAGCCTAGATTTCTCTAGACCCTGCCAAAAGTGAACATCCTTGTTCTGTCCTAAAAGTGTCCTTGATATTTCATATAGCATGCATATTCATACCATAGAAAATCATTCCAAACATTTGTGTATATCATTTGAAGTACTCTCCTATAAAATAAAGTAATAATAAAATGCAAATTAAAAACATACCTATAACGTAGACTTCCAGTGCATCTGTTAACATAATTAATCCTCATAGTTATTTAAAAGAAACAGAGCAGCCCCATTGCTGCTCTGTGTAGAACATAAACGCTAGGCGTTAAACATATACCAGCGTTGACCCCATCTCCAAGCACTCATCTGACAAGTCTTAGTTTCAGGAGCAAAGAACCTAGCCCAATGTCTTACGTCAGTTCCACCGTAATAAGACACCCAAGCTGGTAGACTGCAATCTCCATCTAAGCCTGGACCATAGTTCTTAGAGCTATGACCCTTAATTAAAGCGTAGTCCATAATAATCTCCAAGTTAGTTAAAAGAAACAGGGCAGCCCCATTGCTGCCCTGAAGTTGATACGCAAGACTATCTATTTAGACGCTTGCGGTGAGCATCAGCACTACGTTTACAAGTCAAACTCCCACTTGTGAAGTAATCAGCCCAAGTAGTAACATTGTTACAACCGTCAATGTATACCCAGTCTTTTGTGCTGAATCTCTGCTCAAAGGGTAGAACTAATTGATTATTCATAATAATCTCCTAGTTAAGTTAAAAGAAAACTGAAGGACATCCTTGTCCTACAGTATGCCGACTAGCTTTAGCTCTTCTGACTATCCTTATTTAGAAAAGCTGGTTTAGCATCCATGAAGGCTGCTAATTGCTTTTGCCTACTCTCAGACAATCCAGCATCGATTGCTTTCTGCCTGTTCTTTTCAAGAGTATTGCAATTACCACTTAAAGCTTTGATGTGGTCTTGAAGTGTCAACTCCTTGTCAGTGTTAAAGCCACAAGCCTTGCGGTGTAGCTCTTGCACTTCAGTGTTGAGTGAACGCTTTACGCCTCTACAATAAGATAAACCGCCCTTATGTGTATCGGNTAAGTGTTCCTTNAAAGAACCACCATACGCCCCATAAGTATGACGCTCCGATTCAGAATTGTCCAACGCCTTCCAATCGTATTGGTCGATTAAAACCGCCTCACGTGTTGAATGGGTGTACTTATCCTGAGCCTCGGACTTCTTACATTCGTCAAGCTTTTCAGCTGCACCCTGTTTGAAGTACCATACCTTAGAATGCTGATTTGCACAGTATGAATCCAAAGCACCCTCAAACACTTGCTCAGCTAAATCCTTCGTGTTGAACAAGTCAACAACCTGTTTATTAGCTTCATCTGCATCTGCAGCTTTTGGTTTCATGTTTAACTTGCCATAAATCCTAGCAGCAAGTTGTTTGATGCTATACTTCGCATCAGCAAAGGACTTCACGTCCTTACGTATATCAATATTATGTTTTGTATCCATAATATTTACTCCCGAGCAATTAAGCTCTGTTATGTAGAACATCTCAAAGTCATAATTGATTTTCAGGGATATCTCAGAGAAGAGATAAACCCCCTTGAGATGTAACCATTTTAACATTATTTAAGAAATTCACTAATGATAGCCTATTTATATTAAATTAATCTCAATCTTAAACGTGTATTTTTACACGCTTGAAAACCCACCCTATACCCACCCACCAAAAACCAAACAGGAGTCACTAGCGTACACATACACTAAGACTTGCATAAATCACCACGCCATTTTTAGAAACCACCCCCTAACTTTACTAATGAGTAAATAAAAAAATTTTTCTATAAAAAATTGAAAAACCAAGGGGCAAAAAAAACCCCCAGCGTTAAACGTGGGGGAAAGAAAGTAACGACAATAAATAATAACTCGAGGCTTGGGCTGAAAAATATAACAAAAAGACCCAAAAAATTATCGCTACGGGGGACTGTATTTGTCCTAAACTTTACTTACTCCATTTCTACCATATACATTTCTACAATGCAAGACTTTAGTATCAAATCTAAACCACCAAAGCCATCATCAGAAGTGTAGGTATTACATAGTTTCACACAATCTTTATCTTGATGCAGTAAATAGCCTATACTATAGGCAAGAATATATTTCTCTTTTGTTATGTCCTCTAAAGTCTTCCATCCAGCATCTCCAGTATGGTCTCTCCACACTACGATATACAAAGGGTAGTTTATTTGCTTATATTGAAAAGGTTTATTCGTTTTCATTTTCTACGACAACCAAGTGAGGTTTAGGCTTAGGCTTGTCTATAGAAAGTTCACCTTTTAACATTAGCTGCTTTATTATTCTTAAATTTTTTAATATATCTTTAGGATGTACTTCAATTTGAGTTATGCCATCTAAGTCTGTGTGGATAATTTGTGCTTCTGGTTCAGCTAAAAGCTTTTTGTTATATAAGCTGTAGTATGCGTTTTCGAATTTCTTTTTGACAGGTCTTGACAATCCCAAATAGTAATATATAAATTGGTCTTGTTCTTCTTGAGTCTCTACATCAAATAAATCTAGATGTAAAACTCCCTCTTTATTTAGCTCCATCTTCATAATAAATCCTCATAGTATTTTGTTGTCAACACTTATATTATATATTATACTGTCAATAAGTAAAGTAAGCTGCAATTAATGTACACAGGTGTAAACAGCGACACATGGATAATCAAACAATAGTAGTTCCACATATAGAGGACGATGTTCCTATTCCTAAAAATGCTAAAGAAGCATTACCAGATATGTCTACCCAAGAAGAACTTGAAGTTCGCACTAACACCATCAAGATGCTTGCAGATATACAAGATGAAAATATAGAACCATCTGAGGAGAATATGGAAGAAGCTGAAGTTCTTGCTGGAGAAATGATGGCTAATCCTGAGCTCAAACCAGATTTTGGTAGTTATCCAAATGAAACAATAGCGTTTCTTGCTGGTATGGTGGCACAAACTAGCCATATGGTAGCTAAAGACTTAGCAGATATAAAACTAACAGTACTAAATGGANTACTTCAAGAAGCAACTATGGCAAAATCATCACGTGAACGCATTGCAGCATTTAAAGCTGTAGGCGAAATAGATGGCGTTGACGCATTTAAGAGAAAAACTGAGGTCACACACATCAATAAGTCAGGTGAAGAACTAGAAAAAGAGCTATTAGCTACTATTAATGAGTTAAAAGGTAAAGTTATTCACACTAAAGAAGTGGTTGAGGTACAAGACATAGAGGTTGAAGATGATTAGTCCTAAAGATTTAGAGCTTTTAGAGCAAGCCCTACCTCAAATGAGTGAATCAGAGCGACAACGCAACTTAAAATTACTATTAGACTACAAAAAAGAGCTTATTAAGAAGGCTGGCGGTAAAACTTTCTTAGAATTTATTAAACATGTCTATCCAGACTACAAAGTAGGAGCACATCATGCGAAATTGGCTAAATTATTTGAAGAAATTGCTGAAGGGAAAAGAAAAAGAGTCATTGTTAACATTGCACCCCGACATGGAAAGAGCGAACTCATCTCGTACCTCGCTCCAGCGTGGTTTTTGGGCAGACATCCTGCGAAAAAAGTCATTATGGCTTCGCACACTGCAGATTTGGCTGTTAACTTTGGTCGTAGAGTTCGAAATTTGGTGGGCTCGGACTCNTATAAGGATATCTTTCCTAATGTCTCGTTACAAGCAGACTCTAAATCGGCTTCAAGATGGGGTACGAATTTTAATGGNGAGTATTTCGCTATTGGTGTGGGTGGTGCTCTTGCTGGGCGTGGGGCTGATTTATTTATCATTGATGACCCTCATTCAGAGCAAGATGCTAAGTTAGGAAA